ACTTTCAAGCGATTCTGCCTCCACTCCTATTCCCTCTCCTCTAAATTTAAAATAATATTCTTTTTCTTTACTCATTTATTCTCCTTTGCTTTCTTTTATGATTGAATCCATCTTATTTACTAATAATCTAATTGGTGCATCTTTCTTCACTTTTCCATATTCTTTTCTGTGTAACTCCATATCATAAGACAGCATATTCCTTGCCTCAATGAATATGTCCATAAACGTATTTATATTTTTAATGTGTATCATTTTTATAACTCCCTTTTTACGTTGATTCTAATTTTAATTCTTTCAATAAGTTGTTCAAGTTGAAATACTTCCATTTTAGAAAGGTCAATTTCTTTTAAACATTTATTACAATCATTTCCAGACCAAATTCCCATACCAGACCCATTACATATATCACAATCTTTTACAACATCTAAATAATAATATTTTTTTCCTTCATCATATTTTTTACGGTTAAAATGTGTCATTGTTTTTTTTCTCCATTTTATTATAGTTTAAATTTTCATATATAATTATAATTATTGTTGAAAATATTAGTATGATCAGATCCATTTTATATCCTTTCTATTTTATTTAAATCTCTTTTTAAACAGTTTTCATTTATTATATATTTTATATTATATAATTCTATATTTCTTCTTTTAAACTCTTTTTTAAATAGCTCTTTAAATGTTTGTTTGTATTGTGTACCGTAACCATATTTAAAACCACTATGAACAATTTTATTATTTAATTCAAATTGTATTGAATGGTAAGTATTACCATATGTTTTATTAAACCATTTTTTCACTATTATATATAATTCTTTTTTCATTTTATATCCTTTCTATATATAAAAACCCCATGATCAGATCACGGGGTTTTATATTATAATTATCTTTTTATTGTTAGTTTGTTTTGATTGAAAGAATGAATTTTATTATCATAATTAACAAACCAATTATAGTCTTTTTGGTATACTGTAAAACCTAAATTATATTGATTTGATGTTTGGTTCATTCTTGTTTTAGTGGTACTGGTAAACCAACCACCAGTATTAAGATTTATTTCTTTATTATTAAAAGAACATACCACCGTACTATGGTAACAGACCTTCGTTGTATTTCCTTCTGTTCGTGTTGTTGTTTTGTGTGTTCCAACTTTATGTTGTTGACTCATTTTTTCTCCCTTTTTTATTTATTTAATTTATAAACACCTTTTGAAACTCTTTCAAATATACCTTTTAAAGTACCCTGTCCTAAAATTCTTCTCATGTTTGGAACTAAAATATTTAATTTTTTAGATATGATTTTAAAGTGTTTCGGTTCGTTCTGTGTGTCTCCAAAATATTGTATTACTTGTTGTTTTTGTGTCATTTTTTCTCCTTAATTAATTATAACAATTTCTTCAAAATAATAATCTTTTACACTTTCATTTAAATCCATATCATTATTTCTGTCTTTCAACCACTTATTAAAACCTTGTTTAGTAAAATATCCTATTAAATAACCTTTTTCAAATACATCATCTGTTACTTTATATACTTTCATTTTTTCTCCTTTTTATTTACTTTTATACCATTCAACAACCACCAACAAACCAACAAACAGAAAACAAATTACAAATATACCAACTGGAAACATTAACACCATTAACATCAATTCAAGTCCTGGTTCCATTTTTTCTCCTTTTTATTTATTTATTTTAATAACCTTGTTCATCTAAAAAATCTAAAATCTTTTCAATATTTACAGAATTTATTTTTAACATCTTTTTTAAAACTTCTTCTGGAGTGTCTCCATAAACGAAAGAATCATACCATTCACACAAGTAAACCTTATCATTTAGACATTTTCCGTTATCTAAGAAAAATTCATTAGTCCTATCTATTATTTCAACTCTTAATTCTTTATCAATCATTTTAAAACCCTCTTTTTATTTACTCTTTTGTCAACTCTATATATTAAGGATTATTTATTTAAAAACAAAACAATTTATTTACAAACTGTAAATTTAATTAAAAAAAATTTTTTTCTTTTTCTTCGAAAAGATAGAGCACTTTTTTTATGATGTATTATTTACAATGAATTGAAAGTATTTATTTAATCGGGTAATTAATACCACTTATTTAAATTTTGAAGTCTTAAAACACCCTTTTTTAAGGACTTTTTTTAATTTAGGTATCAATACAAGGGTCTAACAGGATAAGACCAGAAACCCCCCCTGTATACGTATGACTTATTCTATATCCGTTGGGGTTATAATCCACACAAAATACAAAAAGTAAGTTTCAAAATAAAAAATCCATAGAAGTTTGAAAAATAAGTTTAAAAAGCTTATATTTACATATGAGCAATATTACTAAATTAAAGAAAAACCCTGCAAAGACATTAGCTGTTGAGCTTTTAGCGTTCAACCCTGAATTGTCGCTTCAGCAAGTAGCTGATAAAGTAGGTGTTTCAAAGTCTGCTATAGCTAAGTGGAAGGCGACCCCAGAATTTGTTGATGCTGTGTATGATCGGTATATGACTCAGTTTGGTTTGGAGATACCTCAAGTGCTTGATGCAATGATAAGAGAGGCTAAAGAGGGCAATGTACAAGCGGGGCGGCTTATACTGGAACATAGCGGCAAATTAGTTAAGAATATTAATGTTACGATTGATTCTCCGTTTGAAAAATTCTTAAAGAATGTACCTGATGCTGAAATAGTGGAAGATGAAGATATAATTGATGCTGCTGTTGTCTTAGAGGATAATTTTGATGATTTGCCACCTAGGAATACTGAAAACCAAAATGATAGGGTTAAAAGGGAAAAGGTTGCAACTAAAGATGCTATTAAGAGGGCTGAAAGAAATGCAAAACAAAAGAATTGGTATAAGTGGAGAGTTAGAGCTAAAGCTGCAGGTATAGAGCCATTAAAAAATAAAAGACCGACTCCAGGTCAAAGAAAAGAATGGGAAAGAAGTATTATAAAAGCAGAAAGACTAAGTAATTCCGAATAAAGTTATAGAATCCTGATCCAGGGTTTCACACATTTCATCATATATTTCAGGGGGTATCATTAATGGGGTTTCTAAAATAACAAACTCATCTTCTTCTTTTAGATCTCCCTTAAATTTTTCAATTAATTCGACCAAACGGTTAAATATTTTAAGCATTTCTTGAAATTCCTTTTCATTCATTAAAATTTCATTTCTCTTAAAGTTATTTTTGGTATCTTAAAAGACTTTTTAATGTCTTCTTGTAATCTTCTTAATTGTTCGCCTCTTACTATTTGCTGCTTACCTCCTTTAGCAACACCTACAGTTCCTTGCATCCAATTTCTTAAAGGTCTTCCTTTTTCCCCAGTAACATGCCAATGTCCATAATGATTAAATGAAACCCCTTTATCTGTCGCTTTTATAGAATCGTATAGTTTTCCAGTAGCTTTTAGTATAGTAGTTGTGTCTTTAGGTTTTATAGATGGATAGAATGTATTATAGCCTGCACTTTTTCTTAGCCTTTTTGTAGTTTCAGTTAATTCATCAAATTTCTGACCGTCTATATTTTCTTTTAATCGTTTAGCTACATTCTCTGCACTCCCAGATGCAGCCTCTTTAATAATTCTATCCAAATTATGATTTAATTTGGAAAAACTAAAAGTTGCTGTAGTTTTAAGCTTTAAATCAAACATTACTCATCATCTCCGTATTCGGCTTCTTCCATATCTTGTAAGTGTTTGTCTTCCATAGCTTCCTTGTTTTTTTCAACTACTTTTTCGGCTTCCTTGCGAGATAAATCATTATTGTACTCCATAAGTAGGTCAACTTCATCTAGCATATGGTGTTTTAGTCTATGCTCATCTAAAAGTATTTGGTCTTGTACTGTTTTAGGATATTCAGGCTCTTTAAAGTCTAATTTTAAAGTTTCTGGAAGTTTAATATTGTTATAAGCAGCTATTTCTCTTTCTACATGATAAAATTCATGCTCATACATTCTCCATAACTCCAAGTCATCTTGATAGTCCTCAAATCTTTCGAGATCTTTGATTTTCAAAGCAATGCCGCTAGGAGTTTCACCCCCATCTTGCGCAAATTGGACATACAAATGATTATTTTGGGCTACAAGATCAACTTGGAATTTAATATTTTCAATAACTGACTCAATATTGCCCTGTGGAGATACAATATCAAATGTTGCACCCTCTGGAAGGTCAATTATTTGGTTAGAACCTGCTCTTTCTATTCTTTTATCAGAATCTACACCTGTCATATATGGCTGCCCAAACATTTGAAATCTAAGACCTAACTGCATTTCAGTCATAGCAATGTTTACCTGTTCGTTGCAGTCAACAATATCATTAGCACCGTCTACAAAAAATTCATCTATTTGCTCTTCTCTGTGAGTAAATACAAAAGGCAAAACACCATATCCATGCTCATATTCCTCTATAATATTACCATCTTCATCGTAAAGAGCATAAATAGACTCATCCCAATAAGCCCATTCACATTTCTCTATATAGGAAATATCATCAGGTTGCATTAAAAGTGGGTACATTATAGCGTTTGGCGTAAATGCATCGCTTAAATGAACATCAAAATAATAAACTGGTCTATAATCAAAGCATGGCTTTCCATATTCTTCTTTATATATAACTTGAGTTGCAACAGTCCCCATTAAGCGAGTCATTCTTTCAACATGCTTCATTCTAGCATCTTTCTTAATAGTTAGCTCATTATATTTGTTATTTACATTCCTAGATGTGCCAACTGTATAAATTCTGCTCATTTTATTTATAAATCTTCTAGTGAAATTAGCATTATAGCAGGGAATTTCTCTAAAAGCAGCAGAATTAAAATAATTTTCAATATATTGGTTTGTTCCGTTGCCTCCATAGTAATTAAGCATCTTTCTAACCCATAATCTTCGCATCTTTTGGTTGTGTTGCTTCATTTCTTTAACTGACTGTTTTATTATTTCTTCTACTGTCATATTTATCATCTTGTCCTCACTTTGAATTCTCTGTTTTTAATTGGAAACTGGTTTATAAAAAAATATCGTATCATATCGCATCCATGATCGTGATAGCCATCCTTAACTGGTTCTGGCTTTAAATCTGCCCCTTCTTTAGGCTCAGGGTAGCGATAGTTCTCTAAATCCATCATAATGCCTGTACATTTTTCATTTATATGAAAAAATCTTTCATTTTGTGCATTTTCTATAAATCCTCTCACATGAGATACTCCCGAAGCTATACTTCTTGATACTTTATCCCTCTTTGTAAAGATTTTTATACCCTTTCGTCTAAATATCTCAATATCTCCTAGTCCTGACTGTCCTTGAGCTTGCATACCAGCAGGATCTCCATAATATCTTCTAACATTGTATTTTTTTGATAGTATCTTATCTGTTAAGGTATCTGTTTTAATATTTGTTTCATGAATTATCTCATCTATCATATTTATATGCCAAATACCACCTACTCTATGAATTTGAAACCATCCAACAGCAGGCATACGATAACCAAAGTCTATACTACAAAAAGTAGGAAAGTTTGGATTGTAAGGAAACTTACCTACATCTAAATCTCTTTCAAACGGATAAACACGACCTGCAAAAGAGGTAAACTTAGCTCCATACTCTTGTTCATACACCTCTTTAGCCATATTCCTCTTTCTTTCAAGAAGAAATTGGTCGCTTTTTCCGAGAGGGAAGGCAAAATGGTTGTCCCATGAGGGAGCTTGGTGGGATTCCCATAATTCATCATCTTTCCCTAGGAGATACAAATCATATACCCAGTTAAAACCTTCTGGAGTTGTGATAAATATAGCCTTCCCTTTTCTATCGGATAATGTTGGGGATAAATACATATCCCAAATTTTTCTTTTTACTTTAGCAGCTTCATCTATAATAAGAAGATCTAACCCCTCACCAACTAGTGAATCGGGGTTGTCTGCTGATTTTGCTTCTACTGTGGTATTCCATTTAAATTTTATAACTCTTTCTTTTTCTGAAGCTCTTATAATATCATTGGAATGACCAACTACCATTTTTTGCCAAACTTCTCTAAACATTAAATCGGCTTTATCATAAGACAGTCCTACAAGCCATATTCTTTTATTTGGCTGTGAAGCATAAAATGTTGCCTCCATAGCAGATGCAGTAGTTTTACCAAACCTTCTTCCGCAAACCATAACAAAAAACCTTGCTGTAGTCTTGTCGGGAAAGTGCAACTTTTTTTGACCATAATGAGGACTGTAGTCCATAAAGTCAAACCATTTTTGTTTATATTCTTGTAGTGAATTTTCCAAAATTTGCATTATTCCCTATAATTAATTTAAGTTATCTATTAGTATTTTGCAAAAATTGTAAAAATACAGAACTTTTAATATAAAATGGAGGACAGTATGTCCGAAGATAAAACACAAGCAGCTACAGAAACAGTAAGTGAAAGTCCTGCTACAGAAACTACTCAAGATAGCTCTAATGAGCAGTATATTGCAGAAAGCAAAAAGTATAGAAAAAGAGCTCAGGATGCAGAGTCTCAATTATCTAAATTACAAAAACAGTTTGCAAAGCAGGAAGAAGTTAAATTAAAAGAAAAAGAAGATTTTAAAACCTTATATGAACAGGCATCTTCTAAGATCGACAATTTGACTGCTAATGCTGAAAAGTGGACTAAGTATGAGGAAGTTAAAAGAGAAGCTTTGATTCAATCTCATCCTGAAGAAGATAGGGAATCTTTGTCTAAATTAGATTTAGAAACTCTTGAATATGTTACGAGTAAAGTTAACAGTATTAAGTCAAATGCTCCAGAAGTTATTGGAAAGGCAAGAGATTCAATGAATATGAAACCTTTGAATCAAATGACAGAAGATGAAAGAAGGAACAACTGGGCTAATATTGTTAAGCAATTTAAAATTAAATAGAAATTAAATAGGAGAAAAAAATGGCTTTAACAGACCCTTTGGGTTCTAATGTACTGATAGGTGGTGTTGATAGTTCCTCTACCATGGGAGCTAACAATGATACACTTGCATTGGAGTTTGTGCCTGAGATTTGGGCTCAAGCAATATTAGAATCTTTTAATAAAAACACAGTTATGACGCAATGTGGTACTGACTTATCAGGCATTGCTAAAGCACAAGGTGGGGATAAAATTAGATTACCTCATGTTGGCGTTCCAACAGTAAAAGCTGTAACACAAAATGCTGAAGTATTAGAAGTAGATGTTTCAGGTAGTGATACAGGTGTAGATACTGAACTTGTAATAGATCAACACTATGCAGCACCATTATGGTTGCCTGATGCAGTAAAAGTTCAAGCAGCTTATGATATGTTTAGTGTATATTCAGGTCAATTAGGATATGCTATTGCTAAAGCAGTAGATAATCACTTAATGTACACAGTAGTTGCTAAACTAACATCCGTATTAGGAGGTGGCGATGGTGTAAACGCTAATGCAACTATGAATGTTGAAGTTGGAGACGCATTAACTCCAGCACACTTGGCATCTTTAATGGGAATTATTGCAGGTGAAACAGGAAGTGTAGATGGATGGAAAATAGTATTAAGTCCAACAGCTTATGGTTCATTAGCAAATACAAGTAATTTTGGGAATTCTTGGACACAAGGTCTTGCAGGTTTAAATTCTGATCTACAAGGTGGAAAAGGAATTGTTGGAAGTTTACTTGGTATGCCTGTTATTGCATCTAATAGTGCATTCATGGATGTTGGCTCTGTTGCAGCAGCAGCAGGAGCAGGTATTCATACTGCATGGGATGGTTTTGATACTGGTGCATCAACTGATGATGATTACTTGAGAGGCTTTGCAATTCATGATAGTGCTTTATATTGGGCTATTCAAGATGCAAATGTTAAACAGTCTTACCAACACACATATATGTCAGACTTAATATCTGCTGACTCATTATATGGTGCTGTTTGTAGAACTGCTGACTCTGCAGGTAATAGAAGAGTGATTGCATTGACTGATAGCAAAACTTAATAATCAGTAGCAATTAAACAATACATAAAGGGGTGGCTTAGTCTGCCCCTTTATTTTATAGGGGATATATGAATATTTTAGAAAGCATAAAAAAACACGAAGGCTTTAGGTCAAAAGTTTATAAATGTACAGAAGGATATGACACTATAGGATATGGGTTTGCTATAAAAGATTTAGTTTTAGATGAAAATGTAGCAGAGCTTATACTTATGAAAAAAATACAAAAATTACTAGAAAGAATATTGATAGCATTTCCTTGGTTTCAAGAGAGTCCAAATGAAATTAAGTTTGTTATTACTAATATGTGTTATCAGCTTGGTCTTTCAGGTTTTTCAAAATTTAAAAAAACAATATACTACTTGGAAACAGAGCAATATGAAGAAGCTTCTGTTGAGATGCTTGACTCTTTATGGGCAAAGCAAACACCCAACAGAGCAAAAGAACTTAGCGAGATAGTTAAGTCAGTTTCCTCTGATTAGGATTTTTCTAAATTCTATACTAAATTATTATCAAAAATACAAGGGAATTATATGGCTTTGAAAGATAGGGGTATAGTCAAACGAGCAATTGTAACCCCTGATAAGCACTTCCCAATACACGACCAAAAAGCTATCAATGTAGTATGTAAGGCAATAGAGATTGTAAAACCTGATATATATATTGATTTGGGAGATACGGGAGAATGGGAGCATTTTAGTACTCACTATTGGAAGGGGAGGTCTGCTAAACCAATGGAAGACTTAATTCCTCTTTTAGATAAAGATGTTGAAAATGTCAATAGTGGAATGGATCAGATTGACAAATATCTTGACAAAGTAAATTGCAAAGAAAGACATTTTGTACAAGGAAATCATGAAGTTTGGTTAGATAAGTTTGTTACAAGGTATCCTTATTTAGATCACTATATGACAGAAAGTGCTTTAAAGTTAAAGAAAAGAGGATATGAATACCATCCTTATAATAGAAAAAAGCTTTTAAAAATAGGAAAAATAAATTTTACGCATGGAAAGTTTGTATCTAAATATCATTCATTTAAACATTTAGATGTATATGGTGAAAGTATTATGTATGGTCATACTCATGACCTGCAAAGGCATACAAAGACAAATGCAGGCGGTACTATAAGTGGTTGGAGTTTGGGCTGCTTAAAAGATATAGAAGCAGATGAAGATTGGTTAAGCGGAAGGCTTACTAATTGGAATCATGCATTTGCTATAATAGATTTTTTTGGCAATGGAGATTATAAAGTAGAAGTAGTAGAAATTATAAGAGGAAGAACAAGTCTGTGGGGGGAGTTAATAGAAGGTTAGATATGAGGATAAATGGAGCAACAGGCGATAGAAAATTTAATAGGTCAATATGGCTGGATGGTTGCAGTTGCATTTGTTTTTATATTAGGTAGAAACACTCTTGAGACTGCAATAGAAGCTATTAAAGTATTTGCAGGTGATGATTTAAATACGGATGATGTAATTATATTTGATGATAGACCAGCTAGAGTAGTTAGAGTTGGTTTATGGAAAACGATACTATTTGTCTATGAAATAGGTTGTGCAGATGGGAAGCCATTTGTAAAAGGTGGAAATAAAGTAGCAATACAAAATGATAAATTAAAGGATCATTTAATAGAAAAACCACTACCTATGCTAGACTTAAAAAAATGGGATGACTGCAAAGATAAATGAAAAAAAATGTAAATGAATATAGAGATGAGGTTATGACCCATCTTGAATATATAAAAGAAAAGGTTGACAAGAACTACAGTCATCTTGAAAGAGTTAACGGAAGATTAAATAAAGCTGAAAATGATATTACTGCTATAAAAACAACAGGAATAACTTTATCTGCTTTAATTGGAATTGTATTGACTTGGCTCGGATTGCAAAAATGACTGAGTTTGGAGCATTTGTGTTAGGATTTATAATGTTCTTTACTTTAGGTTATTATATGATATTTGGAGATAAATAAATGATACCTGTTTGGGTTGGAAAGATAGTAGCTAAAAGAGTTATTAAGGCTATAAAATATAAAATTGATTTAAAAAAAATTGATAAGTATGTTAATAAGCCTAATGAATTGGATGTTCAAATTAAATACTTACAAAGGACAGTTACCAAGCAGGGCAGGTATATTGAAGAGCTAGAGAAAGATGTAGCTATATTAAAAAAAGATAGCCATCCTCCTGTAGAGGGGCTAGAAAAAAGATTAAAAAAATTAGAAAAAAAGGAGAAATAAATGTTTGAACTTATTACAGCTAACTGGGAATGGTTTTTATTAGGTTTGTATGTAGTTGAGAAAGCAATTAAATTAAGTCCTACACCAAAAGATGATATTATATGGGATATGCTTATAGAGCCCATTGTTAATAAAATAAAAAGGAAATAGTGTTAAGAAGTTTATCAAAGAGTAAAGTAGAAGATTTTGAACCAAAGAAGAAAAACCCTTTAGGTTTATTAAACGATTCAAATCTGGATTCAGAACTCAAAACTTTACTTGTTGGGGGTGAGCCAACAGGAGTAGAATTATCTAAGGATAAAACAAAAATTAATACTGATCTAGAAGTTGAACAGTTAATTGGAAATATTAGAGCCACAGGTGGCTTGTATATAGATGATACTCAAAAGTTAGTATTAAATAATAATTCAGATTCTTTATTTACTGGCAACACCTATATATCTGCGTCAAGTGGAACTAATATAAATCATTTAGATTTTTATGTTGGAGGAGCACAGATAGCAAGATTTACGCAAGGGGCTTTAGCTGTTGAGTCTATAACTGCCTATGATAGTGATTTATTATTAACAAAAGGTCATAAATTAATATTTGATAGTGCTGATAGTCAAGACTATATAGAAGTAGATGATGCAGCAGGTTCTGATTGGATGTACTTTTACTTAAACAATACTGAAGTTCTTTTATTAAAGGAAGATGGAGAAATATTTTTTAAGAATGATTTCTCTTTAGACGCATCAACAGATAATCATATTGATTTCCAAGAGGATGGGTCTACAAGGTTTATAGTAGATTCAGATGAAATAGCAATTCCTGCAACTCATAAAGCTAGTTTTGATGGTGTAGGTGGACATACATATATAGCAGAATCATCGGATGATGTATTAGATTTCTATGTAGGTTCTGTTTTAGGCTTACAGGTAAGCGAAGCTACAACAAGGCTGAACATACCAGCAACCTGGGGATTATATTTTGATGGAGGAACTCATACATACATAGAAGAAACTTCAGATGATGTATTAGAATTTGTCGTAGGTGCAGATGAAATGTTAATTTTAGATGAAGGCAATCAGAGAGTAACTATAGAAGCAGATAAAATTTCGTATAAAATAGGTAGCGGAGGAAATGAATATTCAGTTGCAAATTCTGCATATGCTGGAACAATAATTGGATATAGAAGTATTGGAGAAGACTCTTCACATGCATCATATACTTTAACTACTTCATACGCAGTTCCTCATTCTGATATGAATGTTAGTTTTGTAGCTCCGCCAAGTGGAAAAGTAGAGTTAATGGTTCAGGTGTATGTAAATTCATCAACTAGCAGTAGATATAAATATTTTGGCTTGTCAGATAACGCAACATATAATTCAATAGGAGTTCAATATGAAGTAGTAGTTGGTCTTGATGATGAAACTGATGATCAGATAAGGCAGGTATATTGGACTATAACAGGATTGACAGCTGGGACAACTTATAAATATTGGTTTGGAGCAAAAACAAATTTTACAACAGCATTTTTAAATTGGGGAGGAAATGCTTCGGGCAGGTATTGTGATTTTATTATGAAAGTAGTAGCTCTACCTGAAGCCACAACAGATTTTGCAATATATAGTTAATGTAATAAAAGGGGGCAAGAATGGATAAAGAAAAAGAAATAAAAAAATATGAAGAGCAAGCAGAAAAGTTAAAGAGTGCTTTATATCAATGCTTGGGAGTGATTCAATATTTAAAATCAGATGATAGTAAAGAAAAGGACAAGAAAGAAGGTAAATAATGGCTAGTTTTACAGGGAATAGTATTAAGGATGTTTATAAAGATATTCTTCATACAAGTAATAGTAATACAGGATTAGGTGTTTCTATTAAACAGATTACTTGTGGTGACGGTGATACTACTCCATTATATCTATCTCAAAGAAACTTAAAAGTACAGCCTTCTGTTGACACTACCACTAATACTGTTATATATGATGCGAGTGGTAATGCTCTTGTTACTGTAGACTCTACTAATGATTTAGTGAAGGCTGGCATAGGGCAACATACTGTAAATACGCAATACGCATATTTTGGAGTAGGTAGTGGAAATAGTGTTTGGGCTGGAGCGTCTGCAAATACACACTATGCAGTTCCTTTTAATAGCATACAAACACAAGCACTTGTTGGGGGAGGAACAAGTACAGATCCTGCAACATCATTTACTATATCAGATAATGCAGATGATATGGTTGGAGTTTTATGGTATGTTCCAGATAATATAACTATTGATAGAATATTATGGTTTCATGGGGGAGATGCTGCAGGTTCAGATACCGCTAGAACTCATTTAATGAGTTACACAATAGATACAGGAAACTCCTCAACAGGCGGAGATTTATCTAGTGGAGCTGTTATTGCTTATTCTTCTGCTGTGTCTGGTCTTGGATATGAGCAATCGTATTATAATCAAATGACTATATCAACCGCAGATGTAGATGCAGGAAAAGCTTTATTATTTTTCTTTGAGTCTGATTCAGTAAATTCAGACTTCACAATTAATGCAACAATCAAATATCATTTAAGGTAAAAGGAGTTAGAATGGCGACAGGGAATATAAATTTAACAATTAATGGCAACACTTTTGCAAGACAAAAAGTTTTTAATACTAAATTTGAAAACATGCAAGAAGTTGATAATACTGATGGGTTTATTAATTTACTAACAGTAAGCACAACTAAAGGGGCGAATACAGTTAGTAATATAAAAGCATTATGTATTTATAACGAAAGTAATGTAGGTGCAGAAATACAGTTTACATACCAAGAGTGGAAGAATAACTCTAATACTGATGATGCAAATTCTGTAGACACAGGAGGTGGAGCTACTGTAACAAGGTATGCCACTATGCTTTTGCCTGCTGGAGATTTTATTTACCTGCCAAATGGAAGGTTAATTGGATATAATGCTGATGCTTCAGGGGCTAATGCTACTTCAATATCTAATGTTGCTCCTAATTCTAATGAATATACAGACTCTACTGCGGATGTAGATACTGCAACAAGTGCAACTATTGCTTCTGATGCAACTTTAACAACTATTAATTTAGAAGACGGTCATTCTAAATTCTTTAAAAGAGGTGATTTAATTCGTGTAGATAATGAAATAATGGAAGTAACTGCAATAGGCACAGGTGCTGACCTAGCTAATAGTACATTAACTGTAATAAGAGGCACTCATGGATCAACAGCAGCAACGCATGCAGATGACGCAGATGTTAGATTTCCATTTTTTAATGCTTATAATAATTATAATAAACATACAGTTGCACAAACAAATAAAGATGGCAAGTTTAAAGCTATGAACTTTTTTGGATATGGAAGGACTAGCAATGTTATTTCAGATGGAATTGTTCCAGGATCTGTGTGTTTTAAATTTTATAATTCAGGTTATCAAGAATTAGGTTTATCTGGAATTACAGCTAACACCAATACAGGGCTTGCTGCATCTACAGCTTATCAGTTTACTATAACAGTTGATGGAGGTAGTGCTTATGATTTAGATCTTACTACTGACTCAAGTAATACTAATTTTGGTGGCAAGAATGGAGTTTTAAGTAAAATACAAGATGTTTTTGATACTCAATACTACACTACAAGTTCAAATCTTTTTGGAAAAAAGGTAACTGTTGGGATAGTTAATGGGGATGTAAGATTTACATCAGGTTCTCACTTATCAACTTCAGCTATAGCTTTAGGTGATTCTAGTGGTGGTGATACTGATATATGGGGTGTAGGAAGAATACCTGCAGTAGGAAGTGTTCAAACTGCAATAGCTGCCGAACTACCTGATGATACTTTATTTGATAGAGTAACTTATGAAGAGAGACCTAATATAGGATCTGTTATGTATGATGATGGAAATGGTAATTTTATAGGAGCAGGAACTGGAAGTATAAACTATGAAACTGGAGCTATAGACTTTACTGCTGCAGCTAATGCCGAATTTGTTGTAAGTGCAACATATTTATCTGCACATAGTGGTGGTACTAATGTTTCTACTACTAATGGTCATAATCATATAACAGCAGTAGGGGGTAGAAGTACAAATCAAAAATTAAATGCTAAAATTAAAGTAATAGCAATGAACTAATATGCCTTATAAAAAAGTAAAAAAATATAAAAAGAAAAAAAAGAAGCGAGGTAGGTAATGGCAACAGCACCAACATATTGTACACATAGACAATTAAAGGATGTATTTCCTCAAGTAGATTCATTTGATAGTAAAAGAGCTTTATATGGTTGGCAGATAGGAATAGATGGTTTTGATAGTGGAGATACTATTGACATTTACCATGCACATAACACAGGACTAGTTAGCTCTTTGTTTTTTGATGGAGCTAAAGTACTTAAAACAACTTTTACAGGAGGTGGTTCAACTATTCATGGAGTATTAAATGGAGCAATGACAGATGCTACTGTAGAATTTAATCTAGATGCTGGACATTCAGTTGAAATAGATGATATTATTAAAATAGATAGTGAATATATAAGAGTTACTGCTGTTTCTACCAATGCAATAACAACCACTCTATCAAATAGAGGTTTATTTGATACTTCAGCAGTAGCACATGCTGATGATGCAAATGTTTATATAATTATAAACGAAAGTAGCGACCTTGGAAATGTTACATCAGGAGGGTTAGATTGTTTAACTTTTGTATATGATGATGATTTGGATTTATTATTATTAGTGGCTAATTCAGGAGACCCAAATGACTTTCTTTTAGAGGCAGGGGAAGATTTCTCTACTTTAATTACAAGAATTACAGCTAATGCTAGTAGATACTTAGATGCTAAACTTGATCCTAATCTACCTAAAGAACAATTAAAAGATAAAGAAGGTAACTTTGATTATATAATAGTAAGAACAACTGCACTTATAGCAGCTACATTCCTTATTAGAAGTCATGACCCAACATCAGAAATAGCAAATGCTTTAATGGAAGATGCAATGGGTAACATAGATGCTTTAAATAAAGGTTCTGCAGCCCTATCATGGCAAACAACAGGAGATTCTTCTAAAGGAATTATAAGAGATGTATCATATACCTCAGGAAGTATAAGACCTGTAGACACAAGAGGAAGATGGTCAGGTTCATTTGACCTTATTAGGGTTTTAATAGTAGCTGGTGGAGCAATGGATGGAACAGCTACTTACTCTGTGTGGGTCAAAGATGGAGATAAGCTAGGTAATCAACAGGGGAATCAAGTTGTTACTGCAGAAAAAATTAATGGAGATTACCAAACTCTAGCAGGTGGATTACAAATAAGATTCGGAGGAGAGAGTAAAACTTCTGTAGCTACTGCAACCAATGAATGGGAAATAGAAGTAGCAGGATGGCAAGAAGAAGTAGATAATTCTGCTATCAATTCAGTAAGGATGACAAGAAGATAACCAAATTTGGAAATTATAGAAAATGGCAGTAACTTTTACAAACAATTGGAAGAATATTTTAGACAAGTTAGAGTCTATTTTGGAAACAGAATTTAAAGGAGCTCTACCTGTTTATAAAGGGAATAATGTACCTAAGGGTGTTAACCAAGCTCTGCAGCTAATCCCAACTGGAAGTGTATTATCAGAATATAATGCTACCTCAGAAACAAGAGAATTTTCTATTACAGTAAGATTTATATTTGCAGAGGTTAATGTTAAAGAATCTGCATTAGATCATATACTTAGGTATGTCTCAAGGATTGAGGCACTTATACACGACAATGTGGCTATGACATTAGATAAAGGCTCTGATGCAGATAACAGTAATGCTTTTAATTGTAGATTTGAGAGTACAGAATTAAACTCAGATGAAGAATCTGGAGTTTATGTAACAGAATGGGCATATAAATGTCAACACTTAGGAAATATAGGTTAGGAGAACTTATGAAAATAAAACTAAAAAATGGAGTAGTATTGCCAAATAATTGGAAAAGCTGTGGATGCTCTGCTGATGATTGGGCAGACCTAAATGATGGCAAGTCAATAGAAGTTAATTCTGTTCCAGATTTAATAAAAGACGATATAGATGTTGTGGAATCAGCATTGAAAAATAAAAGTAAAAGTAAGGAGAATAAATAATGGCAACAAATGCAAAAGTATTTTCCCCTAAAGAATGGAAGGTGGGAGTATTATCAGATGCTACCAATGCTGGGGCTACAGCAATAGGCTCTACATTGCTACAATTAGATGTTGATTCTATTGGATTTCCAACATTGAATGTTAATCAATCACTAGATGTTAGAAGTGGGGTAGGAAGAACATTTAAGGATGAAGATTTTTTTCAAGATAATATAATGAGAGTAACTGAGATTTCTTTGTCAGGAACATTACATAATGATGCTGCACATGAGCAGTTATTAAGAAATATAACTAATAATACATCAACTCAAAATGGTATTATAGATTCAAATCATACAGGAACAGAGCAAAAATATGGAGATGCAGTCACAAATGATTGTTCATCATTGACAGTTGTTTTTCAGCCTTCTGATGTAACTAATCAACAAGGTATGGAGTTTTTTGGATGTGTTGTAACTAATTTTGTAATATCTTCTGATATGACTACTGAAGGGGGCAGATATAAATGGAGTGCTACCCTACAAACTGGGAAAAAACCTGATTTAGCTTCGACAGCAGAACCAACTATAACTGCTTATGTAAATACTGATATGCCTAAACTTTCAAGTGCATCAGATATACAGGTTATGGATAAAGAAGTTGTATTAAACTCTTTTAGTCTTACAATAGACCATCCTGCTGTTTTTGCTGGACAGTCTACCACAGGGTATGCTATAGTAGGTAGAGGTGCAGAATGTTCAGTTACAGGAGATGCACAAATAAAATATGATGGAAATACAAAAGGTATGATAAACGAGTATGATACACAGACAGGAAGTAACTCTAGTACCGCTGCTTTTCAAATAGTGAATGATAACAGTTTTGGCATTTTAACAAAAAAAGCAGTATATACAAATTGTGCACTTTCTGAAGGCGACATGATGATGCTTGATGTTTCAGTAAAAGCTGTTGATAATGGTTCACTTGAACTTGTGACTGTTGATATAACTTAGTAATTAAAATAAGAGAGGGAGCTTATGGAAATTAAACTAAAAAGTGGTAAAAAGCTTAAAATAAAGAATGTTAGCTTAGATGAAAGAGATGATCTTTTAGATAGTGTTGTTTATGAAACTGGAGAAGATGGAAACACTCATGGAGTAAAAATGATGCACTCAACCATGACTAAGTGGTTTAGAACATGCTTAGAAGATTCTTCAGATAAACAAATTTTATCTTTATCTTTAGAAGATAAAACTTCACTATTTACTGAGCTACAATCAATGTTTTTTACGGGGGAAGGGAAAGCCTCCAAGTAGAACTAAATATACTTGGGGATAGCTGTGGAGGCTGCCCTTATCATGATTTTCCCTATAAAGCAACAATACCTATACTTATAGATGGTAAAAGAAAATCAAAGACATTTACATGCAAGGAAGATGTTTGGAATGTTGTTGATTTATTAATAGAGGAAGTATATGAAAACAATGAAAAAGGTAATGAGTTTGATGTCGCACAATCAATAAATGCTCAATTACCTTTTTTTTCATGTAAGAATATTGTAGTAGATAAAGAAATACAAAAAGATATACAAAGATATTTGTATTGTAAAGATAACAATGTTCCTCCTTATGAGGGAGATTATGGTAAGCAGCCTGCATTATGGGTTGATAGATATTTTATAATTAGAAAAGCAATGGCAAAGAAAGAAAAAGCTATGATAGAAAAAAGCAAAAAGGAAAAATAGATGGCTACTGTAGAACAATTAACGATTGAATTTTCAGGAAAAGGAGCTCCTAAGTTAACTGCTCAATTAAATTCTTTATCTAAGGCAATGAATAGACTTGCTGCAAGACAGATTGAAGCTAACAAGAATACTGAAGATGGTGCTAAAGCAAATAAAGAATACGGAGAATCTTTTCGTAAGTTTAGTAGAAATGCAGAAAAAGGAGATGACATTCTATCTAAGTTTGGCAGAACTATGTCTAAAATGAGATCTAGGATGCTTATTGTTGCTTTTGCCTTTGGAGTAGTATCAAAAGCCATTGGAGCTTTAGTCAAACAATATAATAAATTTATAGGACTACAGGGTAAGATTAATGCTATATTAAGCTCAACTGGTATGGCAGCAGGAAAATCAGCCTTACAACTTGAAAATATGGCTAATTCTTATCAGCAATCTTTTGCAGTAGCAAATACTGTAATAATGGAAATGCAAGCAAGGCTTTTAACATTTACAAATATAGTAGGATCTCAATTTGAAAAAGCTTCACTAGCTGCTTTAGACCTTTCTGCTGTATTTGGTCAAGATTTAAATCAGGCAACTATACAGATAGGCAAAGCTATAAACGACCCAGTTAAAGGATATACTGCCTTACGAAGAATTGGGGTTTCATTTAGTGCTACTCAAGTTAAAATGATTAAACAGTTCCAAGAACAAGGTGATATAATATCTGCTCAAAATGTAATATTTAAAGAATTAAACAGAGAGTTTGGTGGAGCTGCTAAAGCTGCATTGAGAGGAACTTATGGAAGCAATCAATGGACTAAGGCTCTAAATAATTTGGGTGATGCTGGAAGGCATACAGGAGAGCTTCTTCAACCAACGCTGGCTGCAATAGGTGGAATTCTTAATGGTCTAGCTATAATTGCTGAAAAAACATTAGGATTTTTCCCTAAAATAGGAGAGCGTATAGGATTAGTTGCTAAGCATTGGACAAACTTTTCAGATATGATATTTAATGATAAGACTTGGGTGTTAACACGAGAAGCTATAGATAATATAGAGGATAGTGTAGTTAATACTGAGTTTACCATGAAAAAGCTGATGACCAACATTAGGCAAGAATTTGTAGATACTGGGGAAAGCCTTAAATCTTTTACTAAACAAGAAGATTTAGATATAATGACAAAAAAAGCATTGCAATTTGCGAAAGCAAGCAATTTCGAAGAAAGTACAGCTTGGGTTAATAAATATGTAGAAGCTCAAAAAAATAATGAAACAATAATGAACAATCAGTTAATAGCTCAAGAAAAACTTGATGAGTCTGCAAATGAATACATAAAGACTCTTGATAAGCAACTACATACACTTCAACTATCTGCAAGCTTAGAAAAACTTACTACAAAAGATATACTAGGCAGAGAAAAAGCAACTGGAAAACAGATTAGAAAGCTAAAAAAATTAACTACTTTGCAAAAATTAGAATTAAAATTTGGAAATGAATTAAATAAATTAAGCAAGGAAGACAGAGATCTTTTAGAAGAAAGAGCTGTGGAAATAGATGGTTACTATGATTCTTTAGAAAGTGGCAAAAAACTTGAAAAAGAAATGGCAGAAGCAGTAAAACTAAGAAATAAATTTATTAAAGATCAAGTACAAGCACTAAAAGAGCTTTTCGACTCAAATATTGAGCAAGAAAGAGCATTAGCAGACGCTAGAATAGAAATTATAGATGAGGCAGAGGAAAGAGAGCTTGATAGAATAAGGAATACATGGGCATATAAAAGGGCTACAGATATATCAAAGCAAAGGATGGAAGAAGCAGTTACTAAACAGTTTAAAACACAAAAAGAAGAAGAAACAAAAGCTGCTAATGAAGAGATTAAAAAACAATTCAAGAACAAACAGTTACTACAAAAAGGTGAAGCTGTAATGGCTACAGCTAAAGGAGTGGCTGAGGCTGGTAATCCTTCTTTCTGGTGGATGATTCCAATGATTATTGCTAATGGTCTTGCTCAGGTAGCTACAATAAATGCACAGCAGCCTCCTACTATGAGATATGGTGGTGTTGTTGGGGGAAATAGGCATGAGCAAGGCGGAACTATGATTGAGGCAGAAAGAGGTGAATTTGTAATGAGGAGAGAAGCAGTTGCTAGGCTTGGAATTGAAAATATGGAAAAAATCAACAATCTAACAACTGATATAAGTGAAACAAGTCGTGAGGGGTGGCGATTTGGCTTTGCTGGGAAGGGACTAATAGACAATATTAGAGCAGGCGTTGATCAAGGAAGATACAGAAATGGAGGACTTGTTGGGGATACTGTAGGAATTGAAACTTCCAATAGAATTAATCAAGGCGGTGAGCAAGCTTCTGTTAATATTTCCTTTTCTGGAAATGTGTTATCAGAAGAGTTTATAACAGAAGAAGCAATTCCAAAAATTAAACAAGCTATCCGAAGGGGTGCTGACATTGGAATTGGTTAGTGCTTGATTTAACTCAAAATATTAAATTTAAAAATGATATAGAAAGTAATCATACGAGTATATATCCTGTAGTTGTTATAAAACCTAAAAATGCTTCCCTTCATGAAAATATTTATATATCGACCATAAAAGAAGTTATTAAGGTAGAGGAGACTGGTGAAGTTGTAGAGTTTAAAGACTATGCTCTTAAAATAAACTCTATAAATGAGTCTATAGATCTTAAATCAAGAAACTTTAAAATTTCAAATTTAACAATAAGCCTAAGTGATTACTCAAGAGAGGGTAATTTAAGTAATTCTTTACTTAATTATGCTGGAGGAGAGGTTAAAGTTTATTTAAAATCTCAATCTTGTAGAGTTTTTGAGGATTTAATATTGGTTTACACAGGCGTTTTTTATGATTTTAAATTAAACATAAATACTGTAAGGATAGTTTTAGAAGACTTAACAGAATCCGTTATAAATAAAGAAGTTCCAATTGCAAATTTAGGATTTGCAGATGATGCTTTTAGTTTAAAATATAAGGATGTTCCTATACCTATTGCATATGGGTCTATTGACAAAGCTCCTTCAGTTATTTTTAAAAGTGCTGACAATATTAATAAGTATCATATTATTTGTGATAATGTTTTATCTGCAAGTTCTCCTATTGATGTAAATGGAATAGGAATATCTGGATCGCAATTAATGACTATAAATAATTATAACGAAATTTATAGTCCTTTATACTTATATAAAGACAATTATTTTAATGTTTTACCAGAGATTAATCAAGATATAGTTCCTGAGGCTGGCGGCTACGGGTTTAGGTTAACAGACCAATTTGATATTGACGAACATTCAGTTATAATTCGCAAGAAATTTTATGTCGATCATCCTGAAAATCCTCCAGCAAACAATATGCTGCAATGTGTAAGAGTTGCTATGCCAAATGAAGCTGTAAACTTTGCAAGCGTCAACTCAGATGCAATTTTATATGATAATAGTGTGCCTGTCAATAGCATGAAAATATATGATGACTCTCCTTTTTTAGCATTGGAAGCTTCTATAGATACCCCAGACTCTACAAATAAATTTTTAATAAAAAATACAGAAGGCAACTATTTAACATCTCATTCAATTTTACCAGATGATGAGCTTGTTGGAACATTTACATCCGAAGATGGATTTGAAATTGCTGGATTTCAGACATTTGAAGAGGTAATAAACATAGCTTCTTACAGAGGAGTTTTTTATCCTAGATCTTTTGATGACTATCAAGAGTATACCCCCATCTTTGAATGGTTTGTAACTGCCTGGTGCTTATCCCATAGTACAGCAGAACAATTAACATCAAGAAATGCTTGCTATCTTAATCAACCTTCAACAGCTGATGTAATTAATCGTGCTGGTGAATATTTAATAAATAATGGCTTTAATTCAAACTCTGATCCATTAAGCTTAGATTTGTTTATTACAAGCAACAAACCTGATGCTATAAACTCTGATGAACTTCCAAACGCATATTGTCAGCAGCCATATATGAGTGCAGCTTTATTTAATCAATATTGGGCGTATAATTTTAGCAGATATATAATGCAACAAGAACAAGGATATGACCAAAGTTGGCTTGATGAATATGACCCAAGTATAACTCAAGACAGATTTGATGCTTTTAAAACTTATTTTTTTGACGAGGAAGGTAGTGGTTATGTGAATATAGAAAGAACTAAGCATGCTTCTTATCCTGCATATTTATACAGATTTAGATTAAAAACATTAGAAGACGAGCATGAGCCTTGGCAAACATCTTACAATGCTAATAATATACAATATTTATATATAGGTCAATGGGCATCAATAGCACAGACAGATAGTTCTTGGCTAGATGATGGGGGTTCTGGTTTATTTTTAAATATATATGATGACGGTACTGGTAAGCCATATTTGTTTGAACTTCCAGGAATAATAAAACCAACAATTAGAGAAACCAATAGTTATACTGTGTTTGGAGCATCTTCAGGGTTTCGCAATCCTTACAATAATTACGAGGGGCAAAGTCCTTTTTTACAAGCTAATTATAGAGCAACAGTTACTGGAGGCTCATCTACATTAGATAATACACCAATGAATAGCGGATCGATACCTTCTTCTACTTTTTGGAAACCTTCTAGAAACATTGCCCCAGATGGATTTTATGGTCATAGAAATCCATTTAACAAGACATCAGGAGCTATGTTTTTTCCAGAAGGATTACCTGCAGGAATAGCTATAACATACGATGGTCATGCAACAGAAGGTAAAATGCCAGTAGTTCCTGACAGTATGAATGAAATACTTCCTTACACTATTATGCCATACTATGCTCGAATTCCAAAAGGAGGATGGTTCGCTCTTGCAGGAGAGACGCAAGAAAGTGGGGAAGATCACAGCTACTCTTATATAGTACCTGAAAGTAATATTGAATTAGCTATAGACTCTGGAATAGAAAGTAGTGATTTTGGTGAAACGGTAATTATATCTTATCCATTTGACAATTTGGGAGCAACAGATGCTTTTGATACATTAACTTATGCGTTTGGAAAAATAGTTTGCGATTTTAATCAAAATGAAAATGTTAGTAATGTACGCACCAATGCTTTTTTTAACTTAATTTTGTCTGCTTCAGATATAAACACAATAGAACAAGATGATGTTCAAATTTTTGAAGGCATAAATTTTGCTTATATGCCTGGTTTATCTGTGAATTTATTTGAACAATCTTCTTATGGTAACGAATCAGGATTTAAATATGGAATACGAGGAGGAGGGGATAGCCTTTTAAATCAAACATCATCAAGGATGTGGTCTTCTGTAGATAATCCTAACAATGAAGAAAATTTATTTGCATCAGAAGGTTCTGACCCCTCAAAATATTGGTTTCCATCATGGTCATCACCTGATAGCTTCAATGCTTTAACTTTGCATTACACATTAAGTAGGCATGATGATTTAGGTGGTATTTTCTCGGAAGAATGGCTCTCAACACTTTACCTTAATTCAAAAATTCATTCAATTGGATTAATGCAGTATATATTGTTTGAAAATGTTTTTGACTCTGATTTTTATATTGATATTAATGGAAGAGCAAATAACCCTAATGACTTTTATGTTGATGCAAATGGAGAGGAAAGGTATAAGTATACTAATGATATTTTAGCAGATAATTACCCTTTAATAAGCAATCCAATGGATATAATATATCACTTTTTAGAAAAAGAATTAAATGCTTATAATGTAGTTGATATTAATAATTGGTCAACTGTTAGAGAGTATAGTGATATATCTCATGCTTTTTCTGTAAAAGACAAAATAGAAGCTAAAAGATTAATGCAAGATATTGCTACAAATTCAACATTTTTTCCTGTTTACAGAGGAAATAATAATAAGTTTTCATTTGTTCCAATTGAATCTGGATATAATTCACACGATCAGCTTATAGAAAGTAAAGATGTTCAAGATTTTGCAATTTCAACAACATTAAATACAGATATATATACACTAGTTAATGTTAAATATAAAAAAGATTATGCTACAGATAAATACCAAAGGGAAACAGGATACTGTGATGGATATGATTTTTTTGGAAACGGTGATGGCATTATGGCTTCTTCAGTTATAGATACTTGGATAGGAACTCAAGAATTTGATGATATGACAGGATATGAAGAGGGGTATCAATATAAATCTTATGGATTAGAAAGAGACTCTAATGTACTGGAATTTGAAAGTGATTTTATACGAGATGAAGCTTCAGCTATAGCTTTAAGAAATTTTCTATATTTGCAAAATTGCAATGTCCATGTAGTTATAGAAATGGATCTTCCTCTTAAATATTTTAATTTAGAAACTGGAGATATAATTAGATTTAACAAAGTTTTAGGTGATTTAAAAATACTTAATCAAGATTATACTGAGTCTTATACTAGGAATGGTCAAACTATACTTCCATATTTTATGGTAACATCTACAAAAAAGTCTATTAAAAAAGTTAAGGTTACTTGTATTCAAATGCACTCATTGACATCAAATGTTACACATTACACAGGCAGCTTATCAAGAACTTACTTTCAAAAAGCTGATGGTGAAGATTTTGGACAATTAAACTATGAAGATTTTAATATACTGGAAAAATATTTAAATAATGAATATCAGTATATAACTTCGCAGCAAAAAAAATTAGCAGATATTGGTGGTTACCCAAATATTATTGGAACAGGAGATTTGCTTGCATTATCAAATATTTTAAATGCAGCCTGGTGGAGCGAACATTATGAAAGCCAAGAAGACGAAGATATAGACCTTGACGAATTAATAACAAATGGAACAATGGGAGACCTTAATCAAGATGGAGTTGTAAATACAATTGATATAGTTATCTTTGTAAATTATTTACTAGGTGGATCTTCAGCTGATGACCCTGTAGCCGCTGCTATAATACAAGAGCTTGGAGATATTAATCAAAATGAAGAAATTAATGTAGCTGACCTTGTTTTGATTGTGAATTATATTTTAGGAGGAGGTGAAATATAATGAAAAAGAAAAGATTTCAACATATAGATCGTATACAGCATCCAAATAATGCTAAAATTTATA